AAATTAATCGATATCATAATATTTTTTAAGTCCTTCTGCAATGTCTTCATATGCTGCTGCCATTCTTCGTTCATGTATTGCTACTTCTTGAGCTGATTTTTTAAACTCCTTCATGGCTTCATTGATATATTTCATATGACGAGAACCACCAATCTTTTCTGTAATATCACCTGATTCAGAAACTAAACGTGTTGCTGTTTCAACTAACGTATTTAATCGTTCTGTGATTTCTTCAAGATTATTTCGACCATATACAGATTCACCTAGTTGTGAAAATTGTTTTAATGATTCAGCAAATACTCTTTTTTCTTCTACAGTTAATGGTTCTGGTTGTTCTTGAAATACATTCTTTTTTGAATCCATTTCATACAATAAATTTTTTAACGTTTCTAATTTCTGTCCCATTTTATATCCTACATTTTCCATCTTCGCACAAAATCGACGTAATGAGTTGATTTACACGTGCGTATTTATTTTGCTCTATATTTTTATTAGTTGATTCATTCATGCCCATAGGCCGCATAAAAGCCCCATGAGTAGAAGGATTAGAAACGAAGTCCCAACATATCAATTCAAAATCTTCTTGAACTTCAACTACACCTTCATTTCTTAATTCTTTAACTGATCCTAATCCGCGGCTTGAAATACCCAAAGTGATACCGGCTTTAAACAATGACTTTAAAATGTTTCCAGATGGCGTATCAAGAATTTGAACTGCACCTTTAAGATCATCACCATCCCACCATATTTTCAAAACATTGTGTGACACGTTGTTCAAGTTAACTACTGATGATTCCGGGTGATCTAATTCTCCTAATGCTCTGTGTTGATCAATATATTCTCTTTGATAACGTTGGCATTCTCGCATCAATATGTTTTTAGGATAAATTCTACCATTTTGATTTTTAGCCCCAGCTCTTTGCAAAACGCCTTGTACGACAAAACCTCCAGGAATACCAAATGCAGCACCACTAGTTTCATTTAATGAACTAATTGGACGGAATGGCATAAATTCTACTAATAATTGTTTTGACATATTATTCTCCTAACGTTCTTACTCGTTCTGATATTTTAATCAATCTTTCTGATATTTTTGTTAATGCTCGGGTTGTGCTAGGACCATATGCAGATGATGTTACGCCGGCCTCATTTTTAAAACGAGATGCATGGTTAACTGCTTCTTCAATTTCTTTTAAACGTCGTGCAATGTCCGTAATAGTTTCTTTTATGGTTCTAGAAGGCTTTTTATCGCCAGAAGCAGTTTTATATGAACGATATGATTCAATAAGTTGTTCATACTTTGATTCTAATATTTCTTCTGATTTAGAACTTTTTTCAATTCCAGACCAGTCATATTTAACATCATATTTTTCTTTAATATCTGCTGACCTATCATCATATTTTTCATATGATTTAGCAAATGGAACTGATGGATAATGATATTTTGCATGTTGCCAATCTTGATCATGTTTGCTATATGCAAATTTACTTGAATATGTTTCTTCTGCAGATTCCGGACTTTGATATATTCCATGTTTGTAGTTAGCCGGTTTACGTACTGATTCTCGTACTCGTTTATATCCTAATGCTTCAACTGTATCATCATCAGCAGGAGAAAATGCATTCGGAGTCATATATGCACCAGCACCACCGGATGTTGATGCTTCTTCTAATTCATCTTCAATGTTATCATGACGATTGGCAATATCATCCACGATTGCATCGGTTTTATCTATCGCTTCGAATGCTTCTTCTATTTGTTGTAAGAATGATTTCATGCACACACTTCATTTAATTCATCAACTAAATCCATATATCTCATTAAATTAAGTATATGAGATTCTTTAAGTTTTTTGATTGATTCAACATTGCAAAGCATTTCCGAAAGTTTTTCAACTTTAATCTTCGTTACTTTATCATCAATTTGTTTTGCTGATTCAGCAAGTTGTTTTTTGATACGTGGAATGATTTTTTGAACATATCCTCTTAATGCTTCAGTATCATTAACATTGGTAATATATTTATTCAATAATTGTTTTTGCGATTCTGAAAGTGCTTGTGAATATTTTGAATTGAATTTATCAATAAGAAGTTTATATGTTAATAAACGAACGTCTTTGTCTTGTTGTTCAAATGATTCCAATATTGGATCTTTTTCTGGTTTAACTCGTTCACGCAAAAGAGCATTTTCTAGAATGACATTCTTGCATTCCATGAGTTGTTTTGGATTATCTGTTTCATCATATTCAAACAACATGTAAATTGATGCCAATGTTTTATAGTTATTGATATGAATTTTTGACATATTTTCAAAAACAAAATTTTCAGATATTTCTTTAACTAGATTATATTTCTGACGATTTAAAACAGCTTGATTCAATTTTTTATGAGTGTCTTTAACCGTACGAATAAAATCTAAGGCACGTGCTTCAGTTTTATGTTGTTCTTTAACAAGAGCATTGTATAATTGTAATTCTTTTGATAGTTCTGTATTCTTACCAAAATATTTTTTAATGATATCGATTGTTATTGACTTGTTTGAAGATAACGTTTCCGATGTTAATTTCTGTACAAGCATTTCAAAAAGAATGCCAGTATTTTTATACTTCGAATGTTTTAGTTTTTTCATATTAGTTTTTCAACACTTTTAAATAAATATGTTATAGTATATTATTCTCATCTAATAATGTACCAGCATCAGAAGATTCATTTTCATTCGCCGGTTTCATTGTTTCTAGTATCACATTTCGTTGCTTAGTTTTCTTAGTTTTTTGTAATGCTTTAACAATGTTCTCCGATGCCATATCTAATTTTCTTTCTCGACGAGGATCTGCTAAAAATGCTGTTTTCTGATTGTTAACATCAAATGCTTGATCAATTTCTTTTTTGCCTGTCGGATCCCATCCAAATGCATTTTTATGTTGACCAAATTTAATTCCTTCTTTCGGACGACCACCTTTGTCTTTTTCTTCTACTTCATCAGAACTCATATGCATTGAAGCTAAATCATGAGGCGTTCCATATGACACTCCTGTTACTGATGGATCATTTCCTTCTTGTTCAATTTGATTTTGACGGAATCTAAGTTTCAAGTCTTCAATAACATTGGTTCTTTCTTCTAACCATTGTTCTTCTGACATATTGAAGATATATTCATAAATGTACTTGTCTGAAACTAATTTAGAATCTTTCATGCTAGTTGCAAGTGTCATTTTTTCAGTCATCAATGCAACTTTTTGTTGATCATATATGATTGAAGGTGCTGTTAATTCTAATTCAAATCCAACTAAATCTTCATTTTCGTATCCTTGAGTAGCTAAATGAACTATTGCTATCTTGTATAATTCTGAACAAACTATTTTTTGAATGCGTTCAATTGTTCGGGCAAAACGAATATCCAATGATGCTAATGTAGTTTTACCTTCAACTGCTTCACCATAACCTAAGAATGATTTAGGTATTTTTAAACCAGCCATCATTTTGTTTTTCACATATTCAATATCATCAATACCGGTAAACTGCATTCCAGGTAATGTGTCAATTGCTGTAGATGATTGACCTCCACGAACTGGCAAATAATAATCTTCCAACATGTTGTTCAAGTTGAATTTAAGATTATAGTTACCTGTATTTTGATCAACGTGTGGAATCTTTTTCATCTTGTTGATGATTTGTTCCATGAATGTATCAACTTCATTCGGCGGAATATTACCAATATCAATTTTGAAAATACGTTTTTCCGGCGCTCTCATGATGCGGTGAATAAGCATTGCATCTTCAAGCATTGTTAGTTTTTGAAATTCTTTACGAGCTCCTTCTAACATGGAACGGCCATATGGTAAAAAGTTTGAATCAGACAGCATTCGGAAATGTGCTACTTCAAATACATCATACATTAAGTTAGGACTAGATGCATGACGAAATTTAATTTTATAATCACCTGATTCTTCGTCGAACTCTTCCCAACGTTCTACTTCATAACTTGAAAATGGACGTGCATTAATAACACCTAATTCGTCTGCAATATCCAATTTCAAAAAGAAATCTCCATATTTTACCATGTTACGAATCCATGGCCAAAGATTAAATTCAATATTCAATACATCATAAAATAAATTATAAAGTATCTTTTGAATGTTGGTTTTGTTGGTTTTGATTGTTAGTACATCTCCAAACTGATCTGCTAAGGTTGATTCATCTGAATAAATATCTAATGCTGCACTGATAATAGGATCTTTATCCATCATTTCATAATCCGTATACAACTGCATACGGTTTTGATGCATATAATAGTTAGAATCATAACCACCCATACCACCAACACGATGACGGTTTGCACCATGCAGTCTGGTATAACGGTCAGCAATTTTAGTTTGATTTAAGTTACCGGCTGATTGAAGATGATTTGTATCTACAACACGTAACCGATCTTTACCATATGCACGTACAATTACATTGGTATTGAATAAATTATTTAAACGTTTTCTAAGTGACGCCATATTATTTTTTTAATATAAATATAGACAATTAAAGAAGCCAGGTTAAATTTTCGTCGTTAAACCCATTGTTCCATGACCATCCGGAATCTGGTCGTTGGTTTTTATTGGTATAGATGCTAGTGTCAGTTCTTCGGAAATTGGAAATTGCTCGTTTATTTAAATCAATTCCTTGCTGACGAAGCCGAAGTGCTGTATCTCGTAACCATAATCCAATACAGAATGACATTACCAAGTCATCATTATAACCTGTCTGTGATTGAGCTTTTCCATTCAACCATACAAACACAAACAATTCTTGTATGAGTCGTTTGCTTCGTATTACTGGAGTTCGTTCACGCATATACATTTCCAAAGAAGAAATCATTAATGGACGTGTTCGGCTTGTTGTTGAAACACCTGGCACCATTTTTGATTTGTCTTGCATATCATAGTTCTTTTTGAGTTGAACTTCTGCATCTGTATAACCATCTTCTCGATATGTATAATGTAGATTTGGATAATTTCTATCTATTGCTGGTTGAATTGCAGCCCAACCTATATTTGCATTTTCTATTGCTAGCAATGCGGTATTCCATTCCGTTGCCACTGTTACAAGCATA